TGGAAAAAAACTCCCCCATAGTCACATTGGTAGCACCAGAAGTAAAGTACAAAAAATTGTCTTTATTCCACATGCGTTTCATGTAACGTTGGAAGGACGAAAACCAAGGACCAACAAGAGAGATAAACTCAGGTGTTGCCCCTTGAATCAACCGTGGAGCTTTCTCTTTGCATCCTCCTTCACTTTGATAACACAAATTTTCATCTTTAACAAATGATTTTCGTGCCGTGTAACGGTACAATATATCACTACCCAAACTAGTAGTTTGACTTATACCTTTTTCAGTTAGTTGACCGGAAACACGTCGAACAACGCGTTTCACTCCCGGAGCAGCATTACTATTGGCCAAGTACACTTCTATGGTGTCACTCCTAATTTTCTTTTTTGGTAGCAAGAAATCTAGATTTTGTTTTACCCACAATATGAAGTGATCCATAAGACCAGTTGGCTCAGGTGTTTTCTTCAACACCCTATGCCATAGCGCTTGTTGCTCATTTTTTACATTTGAATTAAAGTGAATGGGGGCATAAAATTTTGTGTTGTAACATGATTGATATTGTAACTTACTCTTACCATCAAAATTTTGGTTGATGCGAAACCGGTTTCCTAAGAAACTCAATTTTGCACCATCCCTTAACTCTAACGGTGGAGGCAAATTGGAAATAGTTGATTCGAAAACAGGTAGTTTACTCCATCTACCCATTTAAGCTGCTGTAATTAGTTTGAGGAGAGTGAGCAGTATTCTCTGAAGATATACCCGAACACCCATCCACTCAAAACCTCTACACAACTTGTACAATCGAAACAACTTATAAACCAAAACAACCACAACAGACAACACAACACCACTTTTCACCACCACCCACCCCGATGCTGGATTAGCTAACATGGCCACAGACTGTGCATCTCGGGAATGATACAAAGCCACTATTGGAGCATACATAACATTGTACTCCAAGAAATGTGAAGACACATTAACACGCCTCAACAGTTCTCGGCACCTAACAACACTCACTAAAAAATTATCGTAAGTGCGTTCACGATGGCACCAAAAACCACGAAGCTCTGACACCAACCCGGGCAACAACGAGACACCATTTCCCTTGTTGCTCCGAGTCAAATAAAGATCCCATGGTACACGCCCATAATAAAACTGAAAATTTGCCAAACCCAGGGAATATAGTTTGGGTAATTTATGCAGTTCCAACACCAATGGACTAGTATCATGCTCTTTTCGCTCTCCCAAATTCCCGTTATTAGGCTCAGTGGTAATATAATAACGTAAATTTGGTATACCATTAACGTCATCGACTGGAAGTCGGACGCGGTACACCTCACCACCAGCACCAACAGCTTCTCCAAACTGTGGTTCTGGTACACCAGGAATAACAATTCCCAAATCCTGGTTAAACAATTGGTAGGCGCAAACTGCACAAACAGTGTCGAATATGGGACACGATAACATTGTTGCTCGTAAACAATCGAAATGATATCTATGACCACACCCACACACTGCGACCAGACCTTGCCTATCTGACCTGCAATTCACGCAAACTTCCCCACCAACAAATGATTCTTCGGTTAACATAACATTAAATGCACTCTCACTGAGAAATTGACGCTCAACTTCCCCAAAAACATAATTGTTATTTATCTTGAATATGGAATTTCACCGAGGCAAGTGTCTCCTTGTGGTGCAAAACATGACACAGTTGTTAATTTAAAACACAACCTTTAGCCACTGCCATCCACGGTGTGACAAGAATCACCCATTAACGCATAAAAAACAAGGACACAGCTTTGTCTAGTCCTGCTAAAAAGCTTTGACTGAAACATTACTGAAAACCCATAGAAAGAAACGCACGTTAATTGTCATTTTTCTTTTAATAATCCCCCCCCAAGACATACTCATTCTTCCCTTTTCAGGTACTCGGAAATATTGAATGCGTCAGGGGGGAGGACAGAGACACGACCGTTACATAAAATTCCACAAAAATCCTATTGTAAAGTTGATGTCCCTGTGGGCACCAATCCCGTGAGGAAGGGAATGGTGCCACAACCACAGCTACTAGGGTGGAGTGAGCAACTCCATATCAGGGCTCAGGATCAACTGTGCAGCAAGCGATAGATGAAGCGAACAGAGACGCAACGTTGAGTTATGTACTCGCGATTCCACGCAAACGCTTGGATTCAAACTCATACAATTCTACCGCATTGTCAATACTACAACATAAACATAATTTGCACTACACAAGACCCGTATGCACCCTTTGCATAACCCGTAGCATATTCAACCTGGCTGTCCCCTATAAGGGGCCTTTCTAGGCAACATCCTGCCTAGCACACACCGCCGGTTACCACGATGTGAGGAAAA